AGGAAACACAATATGGCACTAATTTCTCCAGGTTTACAATTAAGTGTAACCGACGAAAGTCAATATGTACCAGGCGCAGTTGGATCTGTTCCGTTGGTCATCTTGGCTACCGCTCAAGACAAAACAAACCCAACAGGTGCAACAGCATTGGGTACAACAAAAGCAAATGCAGGTAAGTTGCAAGCGTATGCTAGCCAACGTGAGTTAGTTAGTGCATTTGGTTATCCTACTTTCCAACAAAGCAGCGCTGGTACAGCATTGCATGGTGACGAACGTAACGAATACGGCTTGATGGCAGCTTACAGCGCATTGGGCATTAGCAATCGTGTGTATGCTATCCGTGCTGACATTGACCTAGCTCAATTGAAAGCAACTAGCAACCGCCCTACAGGTACTGTAGCCGATGGCACATACTGGTTAGATCTATTGGATACTAACTGGGGTATCAACGAATGGGATGCAAGTGCAGGTATGTTTAATGCACAAACTCCGGCAGTTATCACTGACACTACTCAACTAAGCAACGTCGGCGGCATTATGACTCCAAGTGCAAGCGTTGGTGCAATTGGTGACTACGCAGTTGCATTGACTCCGGGATCTACATTTGGTACTAGCACATGGTACGCATTTAAGAAGTTAACAAGCAACGTTTGGAAAACAGTTGGTAGCAGAGATTGGCAAGATGACCAAGCTACTATCCGTGGTACAACATCGTCACCAGTAATTGCATCTGCAAGCCCTGCCGCAGCAATCACAGTTAACGGTACAAACATTACAATTGGTAGCACTACTGTTACTAAATCTCTAGCAGACGTTGTTACTGCAATTAACGCAGCAGCAGTTACTGGTGTGTTTGCTCGTGCAGTAAACAACAAACTAGAAATCACAGCAGACGACCGCGCAACCAGCGACGCAGTAGTTATTGCTGACCATGCTCAAACTCCATTGGCAACATTGGGTATTGCAGCAGGAACATACAATGCTCCAGTAATCACTTATGGTTCTTATGTTGCAATTCCAGCATGGAGAAGCACTGATGATACACCACGTCCAAGTGGTAGCGTATTCTTCAAGACTAGCGCAATTGGTGGCGGTGCAAACGTTGTAGTTAAGAAATTCAGCGCCGGCACTGGTACATGGGCAGCTCAAGCAGCTCCGTTGTACGCACATCCAAATGACGCAATCTTTAACTTGGATCCAAATGCAGGCGGATTTAACATTGCATCCGGTACATTGTTTGTACGCTACGATGTAACTGATGGTGCAGTTGGTAACTATAAGCCTTACTACCGTCGTGTAGCCGGTGCAACTAAGATTACAGGTAACCCAGCAGCTAACGCAAGCCCATTTACAACTAGTAATGCGTTTACTATTAGCGTAACACAGATTGGTTCTAATGCTTACAGCACACCAGTTGCAATTACTTTGTTGTCTACAAGCCTAACAGCGTTTGCAACAGCTATTTCTTTGGCTAATATCCCAGAGATTTCTGTAACAACAGACACTACTGCTAAGACTATTACACTTACTCACAAGTACGGTGGTAACATCAAGTTGTTGAACACAACTGGTACTCCTTTGTTGGATGCAGGTTTTGATACAACTATTGCTGGTGTACAAACTAACACAGCAGGCGAGCTAGAACTAAGCAACTGGAGCCCATTGGCATACACCTACAGTGTTAACGAGCCAACACAAGACCCAGTAGATGGTACATTATGGTACTATGGTTCTGCAACTGATGTTGATGTTATGATTAACACAACTACTGGTTGGAAAGCATACAAAAACGAAACCAATGATGCACGTGGTTACAATTTGTCATTGACAGATGCAAGCGGTGTTATTGTTAGTGCAAGCAAGCCAACTACTCACACAGACAGCACAGCTCTTGCAGCTGGTGACTTGTGGTTAGACACTAGCGACCTTGAGAACTACCCAGCATTGAGCCGTTTCACTGGCACATCATGGGCTAAGATTGACAACACTGATCAAATTGGTCAAAACGGTATCGTATTTGCTGATGCACGTTGGGCAGCAAACGGCACAACTGATCCAGTAAGCGGTAGCTTGCCAGCAATCACTGATTTGTTGAGCAGCGATTATTTGGACCTTGACGCTCCTGATGCACGTTTGTATCCACGTGGTACATTGTTGTTTAACACACGTCGCAGCGGTTACAACGTTAAGCGTTTTGTAAGCAACTATTTCAGCGAAGCTAACTTTGCAAACGATTCATTGCCATCAGTGGCTAATGCTTGGGTAAGCGCAAGTGGCTTGAAGGATAACGGTAGCATGTATGCCGGTCATCAAGCACAACGCCATATGGTTGTTAGCGCATTGAAGGCAGCATTAGATGGTAACACAGCAGTTCGTGAAGACCAATTTGCATTCAACTTGATTGCAGCTCCTGGTTACCAAGAACTTATTGCTAACATGGTTGCATTGAACAACGATCGTCAGAACACAGCGTTTATTATCGGTGATACTCCATTCCGTTTAGCTCCAAATACAATTGATTTGGCTAACTGGTCTAACAACACTGACAATGCAACTGGCTTGTCTACAAACGATCCATACCTAGGTGTTTACTACCCAGGTGCAGCGCAAACAAATGACGTACAAGGTAACACTATTGTTGTTCCTCCAAGTCATGTTGCACTACGTACATTCTTGCACAGCGACAACGTTAGCTATCAGTGGTTTGCTCCAGCTGGTACACGCCGTGGTCTAGTAGACAACGTTTCTAGCGTTGGTTACATTGATGCAATGACTGGCGAGTACAACCCAATTGGTGTTAACCAAGGTCTACGTGACAGCTTGTATGAAAACAAGATCAACCCAATTACTAACTTGCCAGGTATTGGTTTAGTTGTATGGGGTCAGAAGACTCGTAACCCAGTTGCAAGTGCAATGGACCGTGTAAACGTAGCTCGTCTAGTTAACTACATTCGTACAATCCTTGCTAGCGTTGGTAACGGCTTCTTGTTTGAACCAAACGACAAGATCACTCGTGATCAATTGAAGACAATCATTAGCGGTGCTGTCAATGACTTGGTAAGCAAGCGCGGTGTTACTGACTACTTGGTAGTTTGCGATGATAGCAACAACACTCCAACACGTATTGCACGTAACGAATTGTATGTTGATATCGCTATCGAACCGATGAAAGATGTTGAGTTTATTTACATCCCAATCCGTTTGTATAACCCAGGTGCAATTAAGCAGCTAGGCAAATAAAGTAGGTATATAACGGGACTTTAACCAGTCCCGTTAACTACCCAAAATTAGGTAAATACCTTAACAGGAGAATAAGATGGCAGTATCATCATTAACAAGAATTACAGTACCATTAGCAACTAGCCAAAGTGCATCTGCACAAGGTTTGCTAATGCCAAAGTTGAAGTATCGCTTCCGCGCAACATTTGAAAACTTCGGAGTCAGTGCTGACAAAACAGAATTAACAAAACAAGTAGTTGACATCAAACGTCCTAACATTAACTTCAACCCTATTACTGTTGACGTTTACAACAGCAAAGTATATTTGCAAGGTAAACCAGAATGGCAAGAGATTACAGTTAACCTACGTGACGATGCAGCTGGTAACGTGAGCCGTTTAGTTGGCGAACAAATCCAGAAGCAGTTTGACTTTGCTGAACAATCTAGCGCAGCAAGTGGTATTGACTATAAGTTCTTGTTACGTTACGAAGTACTAGACGGCGGTAATGGTGCTAACCAGCCTAACGTTTTGGAAACTTGGGAACTATACGGTTGTATGTTGAGCAGCGTAGATTACGGTGACATGGCATACAGCTCTAGTGACCCTGTTCAGATCGCATTAACCATGCGCTTTGACAACGCAGTACAAACCCCAACTGGTACCGGCATTGGTACAGCAGTTGGTAGAACACTAGGTACGATGATCTCCGGATAATCACTAGACGACTAATAATATATATAAGCACTTTAGCCCGGTTTAACCACCGGGCTTTTTTCTGGCTAAATAATACATAATAGGATACGGATTGTGAGCATTAATCAGTTTTTGAAACAAATAGGGCAGGGTGATCAAATCAAAGATTACCAACATGCTTCTAAATTGTATGTTGGGGATAACTTTAATCTAGCTCCTCGCCAGGGTTACTTGTTCCATGTATTCTTGGACTTGGCTCCTGCGTTTCTTAATAAGATCGGTGACGACTCTCGTGTGAAAGCAGGTATGCTAGTTAAGAGTGTTGACTTGCCTAAGTTCTCGGTAGACACTAAAACTCTTAACAGTTACAACAAATACAACATCGTACAAACAAAAGTAAAATACGATCCAATCACAATCACATTCCATGACGACCATGCAGACGTAGTTCGTAGCATTTGGTTCCAGTACTATAACCACTATTATCGAGATGCTGATTTGGGTTATAGCGACGGTGGCGGGCAAGTTAATCCAGCATACATGCAGGAAACCAAATACGGGCAACGTACCAATAATAATTGGGGCTATACTCCTAGATCAGATGTTGGCAGATTAATTAACGCCATTAGAATTTATAGCATGAGTCAAAAGCGTTTTGCTGAGTACACATTAGTTAACCCAGTTATTACTAGTTTCAAGCACGGTCAGCATCAATCGGGCAGCAGTGATCCTATCCAGCACGAAATGACCATCTCTTATGAATCAGTATTGTACGGCGCAGGTTGGGTCAGTGATCAAACTGTTAGGGGTTTTGCAGGAGCAATTTACGACCACAGCCCGAGTCCATTAACCCCTGCAGGTGGTGGCACACAAAGTATTATTGGCCCGGGCGGATTGTTGGCAACAGCAGACAGTATTGTTGGTGACTTGTCTAAGACCCCGCCAGCAGAAGCTAATCCTGGAGCAGCTTTCTTTAAAGCATTCCGTGGATATCAAAACTTAAAGAATATGAACTTGGGTGCAGTGGCTAAGACAGAATTGACCCAAGTTGGTATGGATATGTTACGTGGTAACAATCCGCTTAATAGAATCTTTGTACCCAATGCAGGTAACCTAGCCAATGGTACTCCTATCTATGAATACGGTAAAGGTGCTACTCCCGGCAATGGCGCAGGCGGCGCAAACTCAGTCAATGGTATAACCAGTAACGGCACAGGTATTGGGTCATCGTCTGGTCTAGCAATGGCGGGCACAGTATTAGCTGGTCTTGGTGCAAGTGTATTAGTTGGCAGTAGAGCAGGCGGCGGCCTTGGGGGATTACTGGCAGTTGGCGGCCTTGTAACTGGCGCAGGCGCATTAAACAAGCTAATTAAGATTAATCCATTCACTGGCGCAGCGGAAAGCGTATCAACTTTATCTGACAAAACTACCGCCGAGGCAAAACTTGCAGCGATTCCCGGTGCCGGTGTAAATGCACAGCTAGACAACACTCTAGCATCGGCTACAACTAGCACACAGGATGCAGTGTCTGGTGCAACCGATTCGGCAATGTCTAACCCAACGTTCTTTGAAAACAATGGATCAGTATCTACATCAACTAACCCTGTACCTACAGCAGTTGCATCGTTTGATGAATTTGGTACACCAATTAACACTCCAACAATACAAACAGCATCTGAATCAGCAGCACAAACAGTGGCTGATGCGACTGCTATGGCAGAGCAAGATCCAAGTTTCTCAATGAATAACTTTGGAAGTCTGGACTTACCGACGGACCAAGGTGATGTAGAGGCATAACATGGCAATAGAAACAAACTCAAACACCGTAGACCAATCACTTAACGATAATACGAATCCAAACACGTACTTCAACAACTACTTTGGGCCAACTGTTAAAGTGAGCCCTAACGTCGATGCAGCGATATTAAGCTATTTTGAAGAAGTTGCATTTAACCAAGAAGCTGCTAAAGCATTGGCAGCAGCGGTGATTTATACCAGCGCACAGCAAGGCGTAGATCCAATGGCAACATTGCGTGAGTTTACTAAACTGCCTAAGGGACAGCTAAATGGTTACTTGGTAATGTTTTTAAACATGAACCGCAAAGGCACTAGCTATCTTGGCATTACTAACCAACCTATTGCAAACAAATACGTTAACCGTTCTATTATTTCATGAGTAAGTACGCACAAGGGCAATTTCAAATTAAGAATCCTGAAAAGTACGTTGGCCTAAAGACTCCAACTTATAGATCAAGTTGGGAATTTGTGTTTATGCAATTTTGTGACAACAACCCTAACATTGTACAGTGGGCAAGTGAAGCCATTAGAGTTAACTATCGCAATCCGCTAACAGGCAAGAATACAATTTATGTTCCGGACTTTCTTATAGTATATGTGGATGCAGCGGGCAAACAACACGCAGAAGTCATTGAAGTTAAACCAACTAAAGAAACTAGTCTACAAGAAGCAGGTAAAAGTCCGCGAGCACAAGCCGCAGCTATTATTAACCTAGCTAAATGGGAAGCAGCCAGAGCATGGTGCAGGTCGCAGGGATTGACATTTAGGGTAGTAACCGAGCAAGAAATCTTTCATCAGGGTAAAAAGTAAAAGGTTAAATACCATATGACTAAAAAATTAGAATCGTTATTCAACCTGCCCAATTCTCAAATTGAGACAGACATGACTATTGCAGAAGCAGTGCAATTCGCAGAAGATAACAAAGATGTTATTAGAGAAGTAGACAGTGCAATTGATAAAATTGATGCAAGTTTACCATTAGTAAGAGACTTAGAAGCAGGCGACGAAGAACTAGACGAGTTAGCAAAACTAGCCAAAGACAAGTTTGAAGATTTAATGGATTTGGGTATGAACGTTGATCCACGTTTTGGTGGCCCGATTATGCAGACAGCAGGTGTACTACTAGGACATGCAATCTCTGCAAAAACAGCCAAAATGGACAAGAAACTAAAGATGATTCAGTTACAGCTAGCAAAAGCCAAGCATGATCATCAAGTTAAAAAAGACGAAGCTAAAGCAGCAGGAGTAGAGGAAGAAGATCCAATTGATGGTAAGGGCATGTTACTAGATCGTAACGCTTTGCTAGCTCAGATTCTTGAAAACTCTAAGAAACAATAAATATACGATATAGGAATGACGATGAAACCATACCAACAATACATTTTTGAACTTAACAAGGTATACGAGTACCGTGTTAAGATCGCAGGTACAAACCCAACTGGGGAAGTAATGGAGCGCATTAAAAACGCTTTAGATGCTTATCAAGTAGAAACAGTTACAACAGTTAAGAGCCTTCCGATTCAGGAACACAGAGATTTCCCAAAGATGGGTGCCACAGAGTGCTGGACATTTGAAGTGTCTATTAAGTACCCAACAACTAGCGCACAATTACGCCAAATTATTAAAGAACGTGCTGGTCTTAATGCCGATTGCGTTTGCGTATATGGCAAAAACGAATACGACTTCAATGAAGAATTTGAAGCACACGGTAAAGATCACGAAGGTAGCTTGTTAG